CGGCGGTGTCGGTGTGCCCTGCGAGAGCAAGTTGGCGGAAGGCTGGGTCGCTAGCGTACTTCTTAAGAATCGCAACATATTGTGACAAACTTGTTCCGGGATCTCCTAGTTTTCCTGCCACCTTTTGTAATGGCGATGCCGCCCCTTCTTGTTCGTTTAAATACCTGCGCCAGTTCTCCATTATAAGTTTCATAAGTGTGTCTCCACTATAAATAGTCTCCACTATTCTTCTTCGCCATCCAGAGTATAAAATTCTTGTGCTTCTCCGATGCGCTTATCAAACTTCATAATAATTTCTTTATCCATGATTTCTAGTACACGATTTCGGAACTTTTCATCCTGAAGCTTTCCTACCCAATGAGAGCCCATGAACTTTTCTTCAGTCCCGTCGTCGTAGACAAGCGCATACCATGCGCCCGCTCTCTTAATCTTGTCAGATCCTTTGATAGCTTCGAACCAAGATTCTTCATCTTGAATTCCAACTTCTTCGCCCCATAGAATTTTAAAGGCACAATTTCGCCCCTGGGTGCCGAAGCGAGACTTCTCAAGCTTTACTTTAACCTCGGATCCAATACGGAACCCGTTGTCGTCAAGAACAAAGCTTGCCTTGGCTTTTCGGCCCGTGAGCCAGATTCTGAGAGAGTAGGCATAAATCATTGCCTTTCCGCCCGGAGTGACATATGGGGTGGTCATCGCTTCCGCTGGGAAGCGAGTAATGTTTGTCTTAAGCTGATTCAACACCAGAAAGCTTGACTGACTGTTCGCAATGGGGATCGTCAACTTTGACATTCCCTTTGCCAGGATGCGGGCTTTTACTGCCATGGATGATTGAGGGTTGAAATCGCCCTCTACATCTGAAATGGACGGTGTAAGGGCCAGCGAATCCCAAATAAACAGTGTCCTTTCGTGTCCGGCATTGAGGATACTCTCAATAGTTTCAAGTACTTGCTCAACAGATTGTACTTGAACGTAGATAAGCTCATCTAGGTCGCATCCGGCGCGTTCTAGGAACGAGGGGTCGATGGCCGACTCAGCATCCATATAGATAACGGACATTCCCATTTTCTGAGCATTGCCGGCAACCTGAGCAGCTATAAAAGATTTTCCTGTAGCCTCCAGTCCAGCTATCTCGCTAATCTTTCCAATGGGGATACCGGCCAACTTTCCTCGACAGATGATACTGTTGAGCCAGCGAGAACCAGTGGGAATCCACTCTTTGACTTCCGTCGGGTTTTCGTCCTTGAGATTATAGGCGACTTCCATTCCGGAGGCCTTATTAATCAAAGAACGAAGATCAGCAATTTCTATATTACCAACCTTAGATTTATTCCTTGCCATTGAGATCCTCAATCTTAGCCTTCAGTCGGCTGATTTCTATGTCTAGCTTAGCCAAACGATATACTAAATAACCTGCACCGATAAAGAATGCAAGAGCTGGTAACAGTTCCATGTCTATCTCCTAAATTAATTGAGACACCTGATATCCCTGTGCCTCCCTGTGGGTCAGTAATTTACTTCTTCTGAACGAAGGTGTAAAGCTTTTCAGCTTCCGTTAGAATTTCCTCAGTCGTCCAGGGATCAACGGCAGCGCGTAGACCCTCGGGCTTGAGAAATTCGTTCTCGCGGACGCGATGATTGCGTTCGCTTACGATTCCGATTGCCATTCCTAGCAATTCGGTGCGGAGTTCGTATCCGCTTTTGTTTGTATCACTCATAATATCTCCTTTGTGTGTGTATAAGTGTGAGACCCCTGTAACCCCGGGCCTCCCTGCGGAGATAAACTATAGAGCGCCAAGCTCTGCGAATGCAGCATCAACTGCATTCGTCTCATCGGACGTGGTGTCGCCGGTAGTCGTAGTACTTCCACCGAACTTTCGAGTCTCAGAAGAGAGGGACTCAGGGTCCTCCACTCCGGAGTTGATGAAGCCGTCTAGAAGAGTCCCAACCTCTTCAGTTGACTTGCGCTCGAAAAGCGTATCAAGCTCCGGAATACTCTCAAGCAGTTCTGAACAACTCTCCGGAGTCATATCCTCACACAGCTCAGAACTACGGCGGCGTGGCTGCAGCTTGGTCTGCGGGAAGGAAGCGCCGGGGGGCTTTCCGTAAGTCAGAATGAGATCTGTACCCGTTTCCGGGTCTGTGATATCACCATATTCTGGGTTCAGCACGAGACCGAGCAGCTGCTCATAAGCCATCTTGCCATAACCCCAGATACGAACACCCTTGGCCTCGTAGCCTCGGACGAGGACGGGCGAGAAAAAGCGAGGACGAACAAAAAGACTCTTAGCGAGCTTCTTACTTTCATCATCATTATTTTCTACTCCATCGCGCCAAAGCTGCGAAGCAAATTCACAGACCGGACAGTCATCGCTGTAATTTCGCTTGGGACATAAAAATCCCGGACTGTTGGCCAAGTTGTAGTGGAACCACTTCTCCTTGAAGGGGTCCCCATCCGCAGTGGGGACAATGCGTATATCCTGGTCCCCGTCACTGGGGCGCCAGAAAGAATCCTTATCGCGGTTTTCGCCGCGAACTGTTGCGAGCTTCTCTCGCATTTTATCTAGATTAATAGCCATAATTTTTCTCCTTATTGTTAGGCTTAGAGTACGATCAGCTAATATCCTGATCGTCTAATTCATTTATATAAGATTGTACCACAGAACTGTGCTTAACGCAATAACAATATTTTTGTTCATATGCTGTTTCATAGACTCCGTAAGATACATTAATATTTTCCTTTAATTTTCCTTTAGTGTAGTTCGTGATCTTCTTAAAAAGAGATCCATCTGTTTTTAAGTCATTCTCACCAATACCATAATAGTATACCACATCTCGCGGGATTTGCAAGTCAAAAAACCATTTTTCTTCATCTTTTTCTATGTCGACGACGCCGAGAGTAGAAATGCGTGCAATTTCGTGGGGCTCCGTAAATGTGCCCAAAACTGGTTCTGAATTCTTAAAAACGTTCATCATGTGAAAAGTATTAACAATGGCCTGATTAAGAGAGTTGTAATATCCCATAATTGGTATGTCACCAATTGATTTTTCTATGTTTGAATTAGAAACTAAGTATATTCTCTCAAAAATCCCCGATCTTGAGTATTCTTGTAGAATGTTTTTCACAATTGTCTCCTGAGTCGACTCCACTTCGCTTAAAAGAGAGCAATCTGGTTCCACGTACAGAATCGTAATCGAAACGTCTGAAAACTGCTCTAGGAGCCTCAGAGCGCATCCTGACACCCTACCAGCGCCGCACAGGACAAAAATAAGCTCTCCCGAGATGTCTGCCAGCGCTTCACTGAAATCGGGGCATTTTTGCTCGTATTCTTCATGCGAGTAACAGCGAGGAAGGCTAAAACAATTCTGACCTTGTATGTTCGCGTCAATTTTATATGTATTATATTGGGGGAACTTTGAAAAACAATCCGCCACGCTACACCCCGCTTTACCTAAGCCAACTACATTCACTCTTCTACCCAATCTAATATGATACGATCATCAAAACGGCCCTTTTCTGCCCCCTTCGCGTACATGGCGCCATATGGCTTCAAATCCATATCTCTTATAATATAGTGGAGCACTTCTAACACATCGGCCAATTCCTCGTCACACGGGTTGTCTCGAAACTCTTTAGCCTCTTCGTATAACTTCTTCGCTAAAAACTTGGGGTAGGTTCGGTCTGTGGCGTAACGCCATTTACATTTTTTGCCAGCGTTTTCTATTATCTCTGGAATTTTATCTCGCACGAGCTTACGATAGTGTTTTTTAGCCATTATAGGTTCATTCCCTTCATCTCTCCAAAATTCTTGCCAGCAGAGATGTTTGCTCTATATTTACCAAACCGAGTACTAGTGAATATCTTTATTAGATCCATAATAACCTCTCGCTCAGAATTCTTTAAATCAATAATAATAGAATCATGCATGGTAAAAGATATTTTACTCTCCATGTGTCGAAGTCGTTCATGAATTTCTATTGCTTTCGAAAGGACGAGGTCACTTGTTGTGCTCTGTATAATATAGTTTAGAGCGTGGTGACTATCAACCCCCTTTATCTCCCTATCAAATTCTGTCATAATATTCTGGCCGTCCCAGTATTTATTTTTAACAAGGGCTTTATCGTAAGTTCGGCTAGAAGACTGGTCATCTGACTTAGGGTTGTAGAGCCATGCAAATATTCTTTTCTTGGCCTCTTCTCTGGTTCCCTCTCCCGCGTAAACATGTTTGCGATTCCACTCATGAATGTCTTCTTTTGGCTGGGGGAGCCCCGACAACGCCAAGAGGGTTCGTATTTCCGCCGCGTTGTAATCTAACTCTATAAACCAATCGTTTTGGGGAGTGAGGCAGCCACGAAAATCTTTATTTAAAGTTAAAATGGGAAAAGTTCCAGGCTCTGTGGTCAGACGTCCGGTGACCGTCCCGTAAGGATTGTAACTGCACGCGTGTTGAATATTCTGAATTTTTTGAAAAAAGTTTTTTCCGGCGACCGACATAAGTTTAGTTCGAATCAGATCTAGATTTATGTTCAGTGGTTCGAGTTTTATATCGGATACCATCCTAGTCAGATTAACCAAAAAGTTGTGATTTTTGGGGCGCGCAAAATTTGCGAAAACGTGTTTTGAGATTTCGGTTTTGATATCACAGAATTCGTATAAAAAGAACTCTGGTACCACTTCGTACAGACACATCTCTCTCAAGTTGAGTTTGGCCGACTTAAAGGCCTTGAGGAAGGCTGTCGAGCGCTGGGCAATTCTCTCCCACGTCGGCTTCAGGTTTTCTGGACACACGTCGCTGAGGGACTGCCCCCCACAATAAATCCGTGCATATTCTACCTCATGATCTCTCAGAGAGGGAGAATAAGACCACGTCTTGCTGGCCTCTGTTGGAACTCTATCGTA